ATCGCTAAAGTTATAGTGCATAACTGGTGTTGCCTTTTTAAATAGATTCCTTGCCTTTGAATTCGACCCCACCCACTCGCATGGAATCGATTCCCCTTTGGGTCGGCTGGTCGGTCGTCTGTAGCGTTACCCCGCCATTCTTTTCACCCCACCCATTTCTCATATTCATTTGGTTTGCCTTCTGAGTTATACTCCCGTGTTTTTGTTGGTTTTGTTTCATTCTATTATCGAATTATTGGTCTTTGGGTTGTATCGTATTTTATGTGGTTTTTTTAAATTCTATTATGTGGTTAAATTATAGGTCCACTTATCTTTCCAGATGGTTTGTGGTTGGGTTATTCCGTCCACCATAGCTACCATTCGATCTCCTATCCAGTACGGGTCTGATGCCAAGGTTTTGGTGATGCCTGACATGTCGAATTTTGCTCCTTTTCGCCATCCTGATTTGATGGCTTGTTGTATTCCTACAATGCCTTCCATTAGTTCATAGATGGGTTAAATTGTTCTTCTACGAGTTCTCCATCTACTGTGGCGTATCCCATCCCTTCTGTTTTGAGTTTCATTTCTGCCAGAATCCAGCTATCTGCTGATATCATTGGTCCTTGCCAGAGCTTTATTTTGCCATCTAGGGGGTCTACGGCTTTTATTATGGTAGTGTAGGTCATATGTATAGGGATATTGCTAGGATAGTTAAAAAGGTTATGGTTAGGACTATTATGTCTGTCAGGTCGTTTGTTTGTGATTCTGCCGGACCTTGGTAAAGGTGGATTCTTCGGCAGGAGTTGCACCAGAATACGGAGTTTACTTTGCCGGAGCTTACGACATTTTTTGGGTGGAATAGTCTGCACCAGATTTTGGGTATGCTCCATTTATGTATTCTCATACTTTTAAAAATTAGTTAATGGCAGGATATTTCTTTTTATTCATAGACATAAAATGTACTTCCCATTCTTTGTGATAAGAACAGCCATCGCCATCGGATCCAGAATTGTTTAACAGGGAGTATTAACGGAACAACTTCTTTTGAATACATATTTTGTATTCCCCAAAAGAAAAAAGGATACCCCTTAGGGTTTGGATCACCCTGACCGTTTGGGAAGATTTTTCGTTGAAGTGTACGTTCGGCATAGCCTACACCACCCAGATTGCTGACTCACTGTTTATTCAGTACCCTTACTTATGGGCGCAATCCAGCCTTCAACTTATGACCTTCTCGTTTTCGACACTATCGGGGACAATCTCAGATCTATTTGATCCTACCAACCCGACTTCTAACCCGTACCTGATTACCCTCCGGGTGAAGTCCCACTGGGGACTATGTCTTTATCGAAATTAATAATCTAAAATAGGTTATGTTTAGCAGAATTATCAACAAAAGTGGATATCATAATTTGATTATACGATTTTTATGTTCTATTTTGTGGCTCTTCTTACGAGAATTAACATGTGTTGTGTAATACGGACTGGGGTGTCTACCTCTGGTCCTTTTTTTAAATGAAGCGACACACTTTATTGTATATCAAGCACTTCGGTTACGACACATCTGATTTTATCCCTTGCGAGGTCTGCGGTTCTAAGGCAGTAGACATACACCACATAGAGTCAAGGGGAATGGGATCTTCCAAAATTGCTGACAGGGCAGACAATCTGATGGCTCTGTGCAGGTCTTGTCATATTGAGTATGGCGACAAAAAACAATACAAAGACTTTTTGAAAACAGTACACGAAAAATTGAATCGTTGATGGACTGTACCACTGAGAGGGGTCAGGTCTTTATGGAGGGTCAGTACAAGACTCAGAGGATATTGGAGTCTATGGGTTATACGATACTGTCTACTCCAGCTCTTGGCGATCAGGTTGACTGCATAATGGGTCGTTTGATTGATGGTGTGAACACGGTGGTTGGTATTGCGGAGATAAAGACACGTGAGAAAGCAGGATCTGTTAATTTGACTAAAGAGTATTTGGAAAGGAACGGTGGATACTTGATAACTAATCAAAAGATAGAGTACGGCAGGAAGATGTCATACTTGTTTTCGGTTCCTTTTTATGTTATTGTTCGTTTGGTGCATGAGGACTTGGTTTTGTACTGGAAGGTTACGGACACTGGTGGTAATCTGGCATTTGAGTATACAGTTCAGGAATCCACCACTCAGGCATCTTGCAATGGTGGACAGGCGAAAAGAGAGAACGCATATTTACCCATTATATATTCTAAAATTTTAAAGAAATGACAAAAGAGCAAGTAATTAATTACGGAGTTTATTTGTTGGAAGAGGAGAAGCTCAGGAAGGCTAGCAATTCGCTTGTACATCATATGAGCGACTTTGAGAAAGCTGAATCTGCTTACGACAAATTTGTGGAAGAGTCTACTCCCACTGGTGATCCCGAAGAGTTTGTTGAAATTAAACATGAATCTACTTCCACTGGTGATCCCGAAGAGGTTGATGCAGTTTAATGAAATGTGAGGTGGTGAAAAATGGCAGACACACCCTTTCGTCTCGGGGGCACGGATACAGAAACAGATACACGGTAAGGGTTGACCACAAATGCTTGCAAGCGTAAATGCCGTTCCAGTATTGAATCTCCGTATGAAGGTTCGAATCCTTCCCTTACAGCTATGAGTATATTATTTGTTATAGTGGCTTCGTTTTTTAATGCAATCATGGATTGGGTTGGTGACTCGGTCCATTTTAATGGTTCTATTTTCAAGAATAGGAATCCAAATTTCTGGAATAAGGATGTCTCTTGGAATCACGCCAAAAAAGTCTTTGGTTATAAGTTTGATGCTTGGCATTTATCCAAGTCGATGATGATTGTTTTGTTGGTTTTTGCCATCTGTACTCATTTCACACCAATATATAAGTGGTGGGCAGACATCTTCATATTGGGTTTTGCATGGAACATTTCGTTTGATATTTTCTATTACCTTTTAAAAAGTAAAAAATGAAGTATATAATCTTCTTGATCTTTTTGTTTTCTTGTTCAACTCACAAGCAGAAGAAGGAGTGTGGTACTGTCAGCACTAAATATTTTTCTTATGGACATTACCATGTAGTAGTCAGTTTCCCTGCAAAAAGTGAGGATTATGAACTTTCTTCTGATGAGTACAACCTATTTAATATAGGCGATCCTATTTGTTTTGATGATGGAAAATTGATGAAATAATGCAATCGGTTTACGATAGAATATTTGTCAAGGTTGACAAGAAATGGAATGATGAAATTACTACTGAGTCTGGCATTACATTCTTCAAGGATACTACATTCAGACCTGAGCATGGCGTTAATACGGTTGGCACTGTAATTTCTGCTCCTTTGAAAATAACTAGATCGCATTACCCGGAAAGTTTTGTAATTAATGTAAGGGATGGTGACAAACTACATTTTCTTTATCTGGCTGCCATGGATCCTGAGAATTGGATGGAGTTAGAAGGTCAGGAATTGTTGAGTGTAGACTATTTTAACGCAATTGCTATTGAGAGGGATGGGGAATTGATTCCTGTGGGTTCTTATATTTTGATTGAACCGATTTTGGAAAGTTATCTTGATTCTTCTGTTATTACGATACCTGATTATTTGAAGCAGAAGGAAAAGTTGAAAGGTAGGGTAATCGCATCTAATGATCCTATTGCAATTGTTAATACTGTTGTGTCATTTGATGAAACCGGGAAGTATGACATGGATTTTATGGGCAGGACGGTGTATGCTGCTTTAAATGATAATTTATATTTTGTTCATGACAAAGATTAAACATATAAAGCAGATACGGGAGATTGCTTCCCAGCTACCCCCGATCGCGGAGCAGAAAGTGTCTGGTTTTGATAAAGATGGTGATCATCTTGTTCCTCACACATATAATGTTCCAGTTAACCATGAGCGAAGGTTGAGAAAAGCTTATGAGCAATTAGGTATGGAAGGCATTGGCAAGTACCTTGATTGGGTAAGTGGATTACAGAAAAAGAGGAGGGAAGATCTTGGCGATTATGAGGGCACAGGACACGACTAAAGGGGAGTGGTCTGAATTTAAATTTGACTTTGAAGCCATAAAACGTGGACTGATCGTTTGTCGCCCTATCCATGCAGGAACGGTATACGATAGGGTTGTGGAGTATGAAGGTAAGTTCATAAAAGTCCAGATCAAGTCTTCTCACACTAAACCTTCTGGTAGTTGGACAATAAACAGATCACCCAATACGTATCGCGTAAACTTGAAAAAGTATGAGGGTAATTACGATCTGGATGATGTCGATGTTTTTGCCATATACATTACACCGTTAGAAACTTGGTACTTTATACCATCACCTTGTCCAAGTGTATTAGTTCTAAATAGTTTTGGTAAGTACTCTAAGCACATTAACGATTGGTCAATATTTTATGCCACGAAGATCAAAGAAAAAGATTGATGTCATATATTCTGCTTTAGGAAGGCAGAAAGCTTGGGGTATTGCTGACATTGGTGATAATACGATATATATTGATATAAAGTTGAAAGGCGTTAAAGAGATGGAGGTATTGATTCACGAATCCCTACATCTTGTTAACCCATTTATGGAAGAGAATGATATTATAAAATGGTCTATACTTATTACCAATACCCTGTGGGATTTAGGATTTAGGAAGGTTGACAATAATGAGGATCAGAGGTTTCAGGACGGAACTAAATACAGCAAATGACCAAGTTTATCAAGATTCCATGCTTTATTTCTGAGGACGAGGACGATGAGGATATTGTGATGGGTCCATTTTATGTATGGCTTAATCCATATTCCATTGAATCTGTGGTGGACAATTTAGATTCCGGGGGAGTATCGTGCAAGGTTATATCGAAGAGTGGTTGCTCATATAATATATTAATATCCGCTGAAGAACTTTTGAGCATTCTTGATGAGTTCTATAAAACCTAACATTCACCCCCTGTTTTGACTGCTAGTTTCATACCCCGTAAATAATTTTGCTTGTGCGTATATTATGTTATTTGAAGGGTAACCCTATGGAAGGTTGCACCTTTCATCGTGTTTATTCTCCAAATCTGTACGTTGATCACGATATAAAGTATACCACATCTCTAACTGACGATTTGCTGGAATGGTGTGAAGTGCTAATGTACAATAGGATTTCGCTCATATCTCCAGATTTTCTCAGAAGGAAAGCCAAGGAGTTAAATTTCAAGATTTGGGTAGATAATGATGACGCAATAGATCTGCCTAAAGATCATCCTAATTATAGTCTTTTCAGCAAAACTAAAGCTGGTTTGACAATACGTGCACATCTTATTAATGCCGATGCTGTGATCACAACTCAGGATAGGCTGGCAGACAGAATGAGGCAATTCAATGACAATGTACATGTTTTGCCAAACACGTTGCCGTACGGAGAAGGACAATTTGTAAAAAGAGAGAGAATTAGATCTGATAAGATAAGGCTTGTTTATGCAGCGACTCCAATGAACTACAGAAACGTAGACATGATGGCTGGAGTGATGAAGAGATTGGAAGGAATTGAAGTTGTTATTGTAGGATTTACGGACGATAAATTTTACAAACACATAGTCAAATATTTGACAGACGATGGTAAAATACCATACTCCACATTCCCATGGACTCAAGACATAAACAGATACATGGATGGTTACGTGGGTGATGTGATGATACTTCCCAGTAGGCAGACTGAGTTTAACTCTATGAAGTCTAACTTGAAGATCTTAGAAAGCGGTGCAATGGGTATGCCTATTATTGTTAGTGAGAACGATCCATATTTAGGATGGGACAATAGTGGTGTTAATTACGTTAATACTACTAAACATTGGATTGATAGTATAATGAAGTACGTTGATTCTCCCGAACTGGTCTGTAAAGATGGCGAAGAACTTTTTACTCATTGTAACAAGTATTTCAATTCAAAGAATAGTATAAGATCAGATAGATATAAAGAGATATGACAACCGACTACAGCAAGATGGAGTTCAATCCAATGGCAAAAGGTTTGTTTAAACAATACCCGAACCTTGGAGCGATACTTAAAACTGATGACGATAAGCTTGCACGATTTGTTCTTTTACTTTATGACAAGGATTGCCCATTACACAGGGAATATCCTGACGTAGAACGTAGAAAGGTACAGGCTGCACAACTTTCAGGTATTGGTGATAATGTAGAAAAATATTTTACGTTTACCATGCCCGGACCAGATGGAGACATTCAGTTTGATTTATTGCTAAACGCAGTTACAAACTTTTTGCAGTATAAAAACAGTAGGCTTTGGAGTCTAATTGTAGTTAATACTGAAGCGTTCTTTGAATATCAGCGCAGGATAATGGCGCAAGTGGGTGGTGAAGTAGATAAAGATGCTTTGTCAGCGGTTACATTGAAGACAAAATTACTTGAAGCCATTGATCAAATTCATCGTAGGCTGGAGAGGTATTATGAGGAAATGACTGGTGGTGATAAGAATCTTGAAGGTGTTATAACAAACAAAAGGTGGAGTCCTGAAGCCATAGCCAGTGCTAAAACGAATTGAGAACGGAACATCGATTGATATTCAGGGACTTAAATGTTGGATACCTGAACCGGGATATATAATTAATTCTATATCTGGAGAAATAGAATATAGAGGAATATTCAGGCGATCTAACAAAATGGATGAATGTTATTGGGAGACCACCAAGTATCCTGAAAATTATAAAAAACTGGTTGTAGCTGAGGAAAATGAAAAGAAGAAAAACCCAGATTATTTCGACAAAACACTTGTATCATTTGAGACTCAGGAGTGGGACAGAAGACTGAATGGTTTTTGGTTCTATAATTATAATCCTGATAAAAAAGAATTAGAACCTGTATATGTTACAGGAAGGCACTATTTCTACATGTGCTATTGGCACTTGGATACTGGACTTCCCAAATATAGGGAGACAGACAAAGACTGGTTTTATTTCTTGCAATATTGCATAGAAGATGACGAGTGCTTTGGCATGATAGAAATTACTAAGAGGAGACAGGGTAAAACATTTAGAGGTGGTTTATTTCTTTATGAGCCGACATCAAGATCACATGGCGTAAACGGAGGCATACAGTCTAAAACTGGTGCAGACGCAAAAGCTGTGTTTCGTAAAGCAGTTATTCAGCCATTTAAAAAATTACCTAAATTCTTCAGACCAATTTACGATACATCAAAAGGTGTTACTCCTACCTCAGAACTTAGATTTTATCAAACTGTTGTTAAGGGTAAGAAATCAGAAGATGTTGTTGATGCTGAAGAGCTGGAGTCAATGATAGATTGGAAGAACTCTGAACAGATAGCATACGATGGTCAGAAGATACATTGGATGCTTGGTGACGAGATAGGAAAAACTACAGAGGTTGATGTGTATGACAGGTTTCTTGTCACGATGTACTGTAACATTGATGACGAAGGAAAGATAATTGGGAAGCATTTACTTACAACTACTGTTGAAGAAATGGAGAAGGGTGGAGAGCCTTGTAAAAAAATGTGGTACGACAGTGATCAAAACGATAAAATTAATGGAAGAACAAGATCAGGATTATACAGATATTTTCTTCCTTCTGATAGGACAAGATTTATTGACAAATATGGAAGAGCGGATCGAGGAAGAGCACAACTTGCGATTATTGCAGAAAGAGAAAGATACAAATCACAGCCAAGGAAATTATCCGCTATTATTCGTAAAGAGCCAATGACAATTGAGGAGGCATTTAGGGTAGACGGTGAGAGATGTTTATATGATGTGATGAAATTGAACGACAGGTTAGATGCAATTGGTCATAAAAATGATTTGACAGAACGAGGAAACTTTGAGTGGGAGAATGGGGAAAGAGATACAAAGGTAGTATGGAAACCAGCATCTAACGGTAGGTGGTATGTTGCTAAATTATTGAAGACTCCCGGTGATAAACCAACAGAAGAGGAAAGAATGTGGGCATCTAACAAAATTGTAAAAGTTGGAAGTTCATATAAGCCAAACAACGGTATAAAATTCATTATGGGTATCGACCCAATAGATCATAACATTACAGAGGATGGAAGAAGATCAAATGGTGCTGCTGTCATCTTGCAAAAATACAATCCACTGGGTGAAAACGATATCTATAACAATGCCTTTGTGGCATTGTACTGCTCACGCCCTGATAACGTACAAGTCTTTTACGAGGACATGGTGAAGGGTGCGGTGTATTATGGATGCCCAATGTTGTATGAAAATAACAAGATCGGAATCTATCATTATTTCATGGACAGGGGATACGGTGATTTTATGATTTGGCTGGATGGTCGAGAGCAACCCGGAATAGCTGCAACTCCAAAGTCTCATCAATACATGGCAGAGTTGACAGAAGCATATATAGATCAAAACATTAATAGAGTATACTTTAAAGACCTTATCAAAGATTGGCTTGAATTTGATTTGACGAAAACAACCGCTTACGATGCTGCAATGGCTTGTGGTTATGCTTTGATAGGTGACAGAGCAATTGTAGCCAAACAGGATTTAGCTAAAATAAGAGAAGTAAGTGAATATTTCGTAAAACGAAAAGTACCCAGATAACTATGGATATTAATTCAGCAAACAATGGCGCAATGGACTTCCCAAGTCATCTTGTACCAGCAAGTGAAAAGAACAAATCATGGATAATGCAATTTTGCCGTGCCGCATGGAGTAACTGGAACTCATCTGCTCCAAGGTATATGTTCTGGCATGGCAGGTATAAATATGATGAATTCCGTCAGTATGCTATGGGTTCACAAACTACATCAAAATATAAGCCATTAATGGGTGTAGATGCTGATTCTAATGAAACATGGTTGAATGTGAATTGGGACATCATACCAATACTTCCGAAATTTCGAAGAATTGTATTAAGTGAGCTTGCTAAAAAAGAATATAACATTGTTGCCACTCCAATAGATTCGATGGCTAATGAGCAAACTAATAAATATTTCGCTGATGCACAAGCTAAAATAATAATTAGAGAGCAAGCTAAGAGCATTGACCCAACCATGCTTCAGTCTCCTGCTTTGAAACTATCTGCTAATGAAGCTCAAGATCTGGAAGAACTTGAGATGCAGATGAAATATACATACAAACACGAAATGTCAATCGAAGCAGAGCAAGCAATTAAACTTGTTTTTGATCAGAACGATGTGAAAACAATTCGTGATGAAGTTCGTGAAGATATATACGACTACGGTGTAGGTGGATACAAACGATGGATAGATTCAAATGGAGCAATAAAAATTCGCAGGATTAATCCGGCAAACATGTTGTCTTCCATGTTCAGACGGAAAGATCTAAAAGATGCAACATATATCGGTGAGATAATTGAAATGACAATTGCTGATTTAAAACAAGTAGCAGGTAATCAGTTTAACGAAAGTCAATACGAGGAACTTGCAAAAAGATCGTTTGGTCAATTTGGAAATCCTAACGAAATCTATACAACAACATCTAGCCAGTACAACAGGTCTTACGATAAATTTAAGATCCGTGTTATGGATATTGAATTTTATTCCGTAAACAATTTAGTTTATGAGAAAAAAATATCAGCTCGGGGGAACAAGGTATATGCGCCAGCTCCTGAAACAGCTACTAATGGTTTTGATGAGAATGGCAACTTGATTGACAAATTTGATCGTATTTCATATAAAGTAGTATACAAAGGCAAGTGGATTATTAATACAGATATGATTTTTGATTATGGACTTGCTACAAATATGGTTAGGGCGAAATCTTCATTGATGGATACAAACATGAGCTATCACATATATGCTCCTGATTTCTATGACATGAAGGCTTACAGCACTATTGAGAGGGCGATCCCGGTTGCTGACGCAATTCAGATAGCTTGGTATCGCTTACAGAACGCAATAAATCAATCTAGACCTAAGGGTATAATGATTGAAATGGCTACGTTAGAAGACATTCCGCTTGGTGCTGGAGGTAAAAAACTTACTCCTATCAAAGTTCTGGACTTGTATAATCAGACAGGTACTTTAGTTTATCGTAAAAACGATTCATCCGGTAAGGCTACTAATTATAAGCCAATTGAAGAACTGGAGAATGGTTTAGGAAGAGACGTAATGAACTATTGGCAGATTATACAGAATAATATTCAGTTATTAAGAGATATAACTGGAATGAATGAATTGACTGACGGTTCTACCCCAGATTCAAAGACTCTTACAACTGTTGCAAAACTTGCAGCTCAGGGTTCAAACAATGCTATATATCACATAGAACAAGCAGAAGGTTGGTTGATAGAGCAGCTTGCTGATTCTGTCATTCTTTCATTGCAAGATGTAGTTAAATATCGTGATGTTGAAGGATATGTTAGAGGTCTTGGTAATAATACTATAAAATTTATTAGAGCTAATAAGGCTCTGTCTCTGCACGAATTCGGTATAGAAATTGAAGAAAAACCTAGTGACGAGCAGAAACAAAGACTTATCGCTCATCTTGATCAGTATACAGCTCAGGGTTTGGTAGAGCCAGAAGATGCTGTAACTATAGAAAATACGGATAATTTGAAGGTCGCCCAACAGATTCTTGCATATAAGGTAAAGAAGAGAAAGAAGGAGCAGCAGGAACAAGCCATGCAAATGCAGCAGCAGAACGGACAAATTCAGCAACAGTCCGCTATGTCTGCTGAACAATCAAAACAACAGACATTGCAAATTGAAGCTCAGGTCAAGGCTATGTTGATTGATAAAGAGAAAGAATGGGACTACAAGATTCAGGAGAGAATGTTGCAATTTAAAGAAATGGAGCATGGATTTAATCTGCACAAAGCTCAGACCAAGGAAGAATTATCTAACAAGGGTAAGGAGAATGTTGCTAAAATAAACAAAGGTATACCTGTTAGTAACGATTCATCTCTACCTGCAATGCCGATGCCTACAAATGGTGCACCCGAATTGTTACAAGATCAAGGATTGATGGATGGTCAATCACCTCTTCAGGGAGGCGAATCCCCCGATGGATCGCAAATGATGGGAGCAGATCAGCAAATGGGACCGGGTCAAATGGGTGGACCTCAGGTGGGAACAGATCAGCAAATGGAAGCGGATCAGCAGATGGGAACAGATCAGATGGGTGGAACTCAAATGAATGTGGGTCAAATGATGCAACAATAATATCATACCCTGTTTTTTATATATAATAGATAATACAATTATTTCTTTGCAAATCAACTAACAAACGATGGTAGGATTTAATCTTGAAAATGCGACACCCGACCAGTTCAGGGTGCTGGGCGATGAGACTAATGTTCAGCAAAATGTTGAGCAACCAGTAGAGCAACCAGTTGAGCAACCAGTAGAACAACCAGTAGAGCAAGTAAATACTGAACCTGTTCAAAATAATGCAGTTCAGCCTCTAGCACCAGAACCATTCAAATTCAAAGATGAGTTCATTGAAAATCTGGTCAAGTACTACGAAGAAAATGGTGATGTCACGCCATATTTGGCTGCAAAAACGACAAATTTTGAGGCGATGTCTGACGAAGACATTGCAAGACAAAGTCTAATGGAAGAGTTTCCAGACTTTCCTAAAGAAGCTTTTGAAACGCTATATAAGAAAAAGGTAATCGATGCCTTTAGCCTTGATCCTGATATTCACTCCGAAGAAGATGTTCTGGTTGGCAGAGAATTGTTCAAACGAGAAATGAATCGAAAGAGATCTGAGTATTTGGATTGGCAAAAAAAGTTTTCGGGTCCATCAGTAGACAGGCAAAAAGAGCAAGAAGATATTCAAAAGCAATATCAAGAATCTCTTCAAGCCTTCGAAAAGTCTGTTAGAACAAATGAAGCCACTTCTAGAATCCTAAATGACAAGAGAATTGTTGTGAAGGCTGCCGGGGGTGAATTCAATTTTGACATATCAGACCCCAACCAGATTGTAGAGATGACGATCGACAACAACAAATTCTTTTCTCAATTTGCCAAAGACGGATCGGTAGATTACCAGAAATGGTATGAGATAGCCGCTATCGCATCTAATAAGGCTAAGTATGACGAAGCTCTTATTAGTTACGGAAAATCTCTGGGAAGGGAAGAAGTAACAAAACAAATTAAAAACCCAGAGGCTCCAGTTACAGCAAGCGCACCTACGGGTAATTCAGGAGATTTCAATACAGATCTCTTGAACGCTTTTTTGAATCGCGGAGTCCATAAATAATTTCAATCATGGCTTATAGCTACGGAACAGCTCTTAATAAGAGTTACGTATCATCTACCGCATTCCTCGATCAGAGGGAGATCCTGAACAAGCTTCTCAACATCACAAACGAAGAAAGTTCTTTTCTTGATGTGATGGAAATGACAGGTCGTTCAGTTGTTTCATCAGTTCCACAGTATCATCACTTTGTTAACTCAGAACTCTACCTTCTTGGAGTTGCTCAAGCATCTGCTGCTGCTGCATCATCTGTTAATATTACACTTGACGCTACTTCTTATGCTTATGCAAATCAAGGCGATCTAGTTTTGATGCAAGATGGCAAAGTTTCTTACTTGTATAGCAAAAATGGTAGTAATGCAGTTACATTGAAATCTGTAGATTCAACTAACCTTACTACTGCTGCGAATGATAAACTTGCATTCTTCTCAAATGCCAACGGTGAAGGTTCTCTTTCTCCTGACAGCCGCAGGTGGGGTGTAACAAAGTATGTGAACCAAGTTCAGAACTTTAAAGCTAAGTTTACGATCACTGACATTCAAAAGACCTCAAAAGTAGAAGTTGACTTTAACGGTCAGCCTTTTTACATGCTGAAAGGTCAACACGAATCTTTGATTAAGTTTCGTGGTGATATCAGCGCAGGTTTGATGTTTGGTCGCCTTTCTGCAAGTGGTGCAGTTACTTCTTCATCAACTCCAATTTCTGGATTTGCTGATGGATCTTCTTCAAATATACTTGATGCAGAAGGTAACCCAGTATCTACCACAATGGGTCTTGATCAATATGCATCTTTGTATGGATATGCCCTTACTCAAGGCACAAATGGTACAGTTCTTTTGTCTGAAATGTCAACATTGACTCAGGCTTTGAACAAGATTCGTGCCCCACAAGAGTATTTCTTGTTTGTAGGTACTGTACAGAATATCGGTTTTGACAATACACTGAATAACCTTGGTAACTCAGGTATTACTGCTGGAGTTGGTATTTCTGGTGCAGGTCGTTTCATGATATCTGGTAAAAACCTAGATCTCGGAATTGACAGCGTTAAGCTTTATGGTAGAACTTACCACAAGAAGCTTCTTCCCCTGTTGGATCATCAGTATATTAGTAGCTACGGAGCAACGCACAAATTTGATAAAAGTGCCTACGGTGTTCCTGCTGGTGATATCAAAACCCTTGATGGTCAAACAACTCCACGTATGCAAGTGCGGTACTTGGCTCAAGGTGACACAGATCTTCGCTACCGTGAAGTACTGCTTGGTGGTCTTGCCCCAACGCCTACAAACGAGCGTTCTGTTCTGGAAGTGCATTATCAGTCTGTTCAAGGTCTTCAAGTTCTTGGTGCAAATCAGCTCTTTAAGATTCAGTAATAGCAATTGGGGAGGGGACATTGTCCCTTCCCCTAATTTATAAACCAACCTTACAAGTATGAAAAAGTTTGAAAATGTTAATGCAGTTTCACCTGCTTTGTTAGATTCAACTAAACTTAAAAGAGATGAATCTAAAATATTTGTTCTTGCTAATATATCGGAACATCCATGGACGAAAGAATTGATTATTCCATCGGGTTTAAGTATACCATCTTTTGATCAGATATTTGATGATGAGAAAAATGATTGGGTTGAAATAGCAGCTATAAACAGGCTCGACAAGCAAGGTAATCATACATACCATGAAATAACATTTTTTGGACAATCTGCTGGAAGAATTATTTTGACAGGGGGTAGAGGTGCTGATCAAGAAATTTATTCATTTTTGAAGTTGTCAAATTATAATGGATCAAATCCTCATAGAGATGTTTCAAAACCAATATATTATTACGAGGTTGATGAAACCAAAAAGGCTGAGGTAGAAGAAAAAAGGCGCGATCTAAAGAGAGAAGCACTTAATGCAGCTTCTGATCTATCTGCTCAAGACGTTAGAGATTTTGTTGCTTCTATTGGAATTGATGACAGGCAAGATCTAAAGATACTGAGAAATAAACTCGGGGAAATGGCAGACAAAAATCCTCAAGATTTCTTAGATCTTCTACAAAATAAAATTGCAGTAATTAAGGCTTCTGTTAACAGAGCCATCAGAGACGGTCAGATCATATTTGATACTGCCGCATCCAAGTTTAGCTGGACTCATGGTGAGGAAATTCTTAGAGTTCCAAGGGCAGAAGATGCCGTTGACGAACTGGCTGGCTACTTGGCAACTAATCCAAAAGGTGAAAAGATATTACAGACTCTAAGGTCAAAGAAAAAATAGGTCTCATCTCGTAAGTTGGTTGTCGGTCCCCGTTTCTACGGGGACTTTTTTCATGTCCTATTTTGTAGTTGGTTAGTATTTCTTTTTATGAAATTTGCATTATGCCTTCAATTTCAGGTCTCTCTTTTTCAGTAAAATTTGACCTAACTAGCAGTCCATTGCTGGTTATTACTGATACCAGTACGGCTCCACCTGCTGGGTTCAAGGCATTCATGTCAATAACCTTGCCGGATGGTTATAACTATACCGGGAATCTGATTTCTCCAGACATTCCGTCCGCAGGATCTGTATTTAGTACGACACTTCGTCTTGGCAGTGATGGTTATGTGCAAAATGGCACTTATATAATCGTGATGACTGGTCATGCAACTGGTTATGATGACACAACATTTACTAGGACTTTTACCATATCATTCCCCAATCCATCTGTATCGATTAGAGAAGATTTTGACGTATTTACTCCTGTTTTAAAGTTAACAGATATAACTAATTATACTGTATCTGGATATACTACAGGAACTTTAACAAGGTCTTGGTCTGTTTCATCTGTTCCTACAGGCACTATCACTGGAACGGGAGTTATTTTAGATCTTATATATGGCGGTCATTATTATGATGCTTATTATAATATAATATTTAGTGCCACTTCTTTATACACCCATTCTACTTATAGCTGGTTTACTGTAGCAAAAAAATACAATAAAAGTTACACCACTTATGCTCGTACTCCAGACACAATAGCTACAATTATTGGTTTAATTGATACGCTTAAATATGTTCAGGATTCAAATGGTGATTGTTGTTGTCACGATGATTTCCCATACGCTCAAGCTTTATTAGATCACATCATTCAAAAATATCTTTCTGGAGATACTATAGGTTTAAGTACAGACTTGTCGCAGTTGATTGCGTTATTACACAATAACATTACGCCAATATATTCTCCTCTTAATACGATTATAAATACATATAATTGGTCCACTATAGTACCCGGAGGAGGTTCATCAATTTGGGGTTCTATTAATGGAACGTTATCTAATCAAACAGATCTTCAAAATGCATTAAATGCTAAACAACCCAATATTTCACTCACAACAACTGGGTCTTCGGGCGCAGCAACTTTTGTAAGCAATGTTTTAAATATTCCTCAATATGCTGGTACAGTTACATCTGTTGGACTTTCTTCTACCACATCTGGTGTTACCATTGGAAGTTCTCCTGTAACTACAAATGGTGTAATAACAGTTAACATATCTACTGCTTCAGGTTCAGTAACTGGACTTCTATCCTCTACTGATTGGAATACTTTTAATAACAAACAATCAACTGTATCATTAACTACAACAGGATCTTCTGGTGCTGCCACTTTTGTTGGTAATGTTTTGAATGTACCTATATATTCTATCAGCGGACTTGGTGGCACTCCTTCATCAAGAACTATTACTATTAATGGTGTAGCATTTGATCTAAGTGCTGATAGAACATGGACAATATCTGAAGTAGATACTCTTAATAGTGTAACAAATAGAGGTAATACTACTACGAATGGAATTACTGTTGGTTCTTCAACGGTCTTAGGTTCAACAACAGCGCAACTGTTTATAAGACCAGTAACAAATAACAATAGTGAAATACTATTTCAGAATGCAGGATATGGAACTGCTAAATGGACTATACGTGCTACAGCTTCAGTAGACGGAATTTCAGGTGATCTAACATTTCAAAGAAACAACTCAACATTCCCAGTTACAATTAAAGCATCAGAAAATGTACTGATTGGAGACACTACTGATCCGGGATATAAAATTTATGTAAAAGCTCAATATGCTGCCTACTTTAAAACACCAAATACTTATGCATTTGCCGATGGAGGTGTCTATATATTTACATTAGTATGGGGAAGACCGTACGCTACTGCATTGCTTGTTGGAAACTTTCAATTAAGTGCATTTGATAGTGAAATACACATGGGAAATGTTAACTCAGGTGTACGTTTTAAGCAAGAAAGTTCGACATCTTCTCAAATGTACGTTATTGGAATACCTACTATTATATTTGGAGCAAATCAAGGTCCAAGTAACGTTTCACAAATGTTATTTGGGGTAAATGATATTGCAGAATATACTACTGGAGGTACATACCCTAATGCAACGGATAATTACTATCATTTAACTACTGCAATAACATCATCATTATATAACAGGAGGAGATTTCAGTTAAGTGCTTACGATTTAAGGTTTATTACGGGTAATACTGGAAGTGAGGCTGTTAGAATAAGTGAGACTGGGACAGTAAAAGTTATTAACCTCTCTGGCACAGGAACAAGAATGGTTGTTGCTGATAGTACCGGGCTTTTGTCTACTCAATCAATACCAACTGGAACTGGAACGGCAATAACACGTTCTATAAATAATATTAGTTCCAATACAACAGCAGGATCAACAGCTTATACAGATTATATATATTTTGTTACTGGGAATACTACTGTAACTCTTCCAACGGCTGTCAGTAATACAAACATATATACTATAAAAAACACTGGTACTGGCACAGTAACGGTTGCTACTACAAGCTCTCAGAATATTGACGATAATACAACATTTTCTATAACTATAAAGAACTATACTATAGACGTTATATCTGATGGGACAAACTGGAAAATAATATGAGTTATAATCCTCAAAATAATATACTAACGGTATCTGCCGGAACAACTTCTGGAAGTCTGACATCGATGGTGTTATCAAACAGCAACAACGTGTCTTTCGGACTTAATGGATCCGTAGTAACAGCAAGTGCAAGCCAGACTAACGCAGCCTTTAGTGCAAGCGGTTCTTCTTCTACATTCCAGACACTTCAATTTGGCAACTCAAACGGAGTATCGTTTAGCATATCAAATGGTTCAATAGTTGGAACAGTCGCAACGAACTACCAATCATCAAACGCGAATTACCTTACCAGTCAATCTAACCAAGCAATAAGTGCTGGAAATGGATCTTCAACATTTCAAACTATATCTTTTGCAGATTCTAATGGTGTCAGTTTTTCTACAGGAACTCAAGGGATTTACGCAACAGTTAAAACAGATTATCAATCTTCTAACGTAAATTATCTTACTAGCCAAAGCGTTCAGGCATTTAGTGCAAGCGGAGGCTCTTCTGCATTTCAGACACTAAATTTTGCCAATAGCAACGGTTTTACATTTAGCAATGCCAACGGTTCTGTTATAGGATCATACACAGTTCCTGCTGCTGGTGTAACTCAGGCAAGCCTTTACGCAACTGGTAATACAACACAAAGTTCAAATGGGAATCAGGCTATCAGTTCTCTTGTCTTTCAAGGTGCTGGTGCAGCTTCTGTTGGAATTAGTAATGGATCAATTGTAATTTCTGCTCCAAATCCTTCTGCTGGTAATGTTACAGTTAGTGCCGGAACTGCTTCGGCTGGACTTGCTTCTGTAGTATTTAGCAATTCCAATGGCGTAGGATTTGGGTTGAATGGATCAACAATAACGGCATCTTATACTGTTCCAGTTCAATCAGTTCAGCCATATAATATATTTGCCGCTGGTACTCAGACTGCTAATACAAGTGGAAGTGTAGTATTAAGCAATTCAAATGGTATATCATTTGGAATGAGTAACAATAGTGTTATAACCGCATCATACACGGTTCCGACACAAACTACACAGCCATATAATATAATTGCCGCTGGTACTCAGACTGCGAACACATCTGGCAGCGTTGCATTCGTAAACTCCAATGGTATTACCTTTGGAATGAGCAATAGTAGTGCAATCACTGCTTCTTATACAGTACCTGCTGCAACGGTATTTAGTAATTCAAATAACGTAAGCTTTGGTCTGGCAGGATCTACAATTACCGCAACTGCTACAATTTCACAAAGCAATCAAAACATATCACTATACGCTCTTGGTAATACAACACAAAATTCAAGTTCTCAATTAAATGTAAGTAACCTTTCATTCAACGGATTGGGAGGTATGACTGTTGGCTATTCAAATGGTTCTATCCAACTTTCTGCTCCACAGACTGTAGCTCAAACCAACCAAGCCTTTAGTGCTAGTGGATCATCTTCTACGTTTCAGACAATACAATTTGGCAACTCAAACGGGGTGTCTTTTAGCATATCCAATGGGTCAATAGTTGGAACAGTCGCAACAAACTATCAGTCAAGCAACGCCAACTATTTAACTACACAATCTAACCAAGCCTTTAGTGCTAGTGGATCATCTTCTACGTTTCAGACAATACAATTTGGCAACTCAAACGGGGTGTCTTTTAGTATATCTAACGGTTCTGTTGTTGGCACAGTAGCTACAAACTATCAGTCATCAAACGCGAATTACCTTACCAGTCAATCTAATCAGGCAATAAGCGGATCTAATGCTTCTTCTACATTTCAAACTATATCATTTGGTTCATCAAATGGTATTAACTTTTATCTTACAAATGGATCAGTAGTTGGTTCTTATACAGTTCCGACACAAACTACTCAACCTTATAATGTTATTGCTGCTGGTACACAAACAGCAAACACTTCCGGTAGTGTTGTATTCAACAACGCAAATGGAATTTCTTTTGGAATGAGCAATAGCAGTGTAATAACTGCATCTTATACAGTACCTGCTGCAACGGTATTTAGTAATTCAAATAACGTAAGCTTTGGACTAGCCGGATCTACAGTAACAGCAACTGCTACATTTGCTCAGAGTGTACAACCGGGAATACAATCTATTCAAGTTAGCAATACTACTTACACAACTGGTAACGTTATATTTAGTAACGCAAACGGTATAAGTTTTGGATCATCCGCAGGAGGTGCAATTACAGCATCATATACTGTACCAGCCGCTGGTTTAACAACGGCATCAATTTATGCAACTGGAAACACTGTCTCAAGTAGCAACGGTTCTATTGCTTTGAGTTCATTAATATTTGCTGGATCGGGAATAGCTTCTGTTGGTGTTAGTGCTGGATCAGTTATAATATCTGCACAGCCAGCATTTAGTGCATCAGGAGCTTCATCGACATTTAAAACTTTAAGTTTCGGAAATGCAAATGGTTTTACATTTAGTAACTCAGGAGGTTCAGTTGTTGGATCTTACACTGTACCAGCAGCAGGATTGACAGCAGCATCAATATATGCAACTGGTAATACCACATTAAGTAGTACTGGAACTCAAGCGTTAAGCTCACTTATATTTTCTGGTGCTGGTAACGCCTCAGTTGGAGTTAGTGGAGGATCTGTTGTTGTTTCATCTCCAATTCCTGCCTTTCTAGCTTCTGGCGTTAGTTCAACATTTCAAACATTGCAATTTGCTAATGCTAATGGATTTACATTCAGTAATTCTGGAGGTTCAATTGTAGGGTCATATGGAAGTGCATCTTCTTTATCTGCAACTGGCATTTTAAGTTTATCACAAAATAGTAATACTTTATTTATTGGCGCAAGTACGGTCACTTTTAATTCTTATGACCCTAATTATGCTTTTGAACCATCACCTGCAATCATAGGTAATGGTTCACTGCACATGCAACCAATGACAGCTCCTAACGTATCTTTTGATAAAATTATAATACCTGTATTTTTTACAGCAAATACAGCTTCTGCTTCTGTAATAGTTAGGCTGACAGCACAAATTGGAATATTCACAAGAAGTTCTCCAAGTGCATCAACTTTAGCTAGAGCAAGTAGTATTTCTACTTCATATGCTTTTACAGCAAGCAGCAACGTAAACTCTTCATTCTATCATGGATACAGGCATTTTACTTTTGCAAGTTCTGGATTTTTAAGTGGAGGAGAATATTGGCTTGGTTTCTTAAGCTCTTCTGCAAGTTCTTCTCAAAACGGTAGTTTATCAAACATGGTTGGATCTTACTATAGTCAAGCATTTAGCGGTGTTTTAGGTGTAGCAAGTAATTCCACAAACCAATATTACAAATGGCTTGGATATTATTCAGCAGGTGGAACTGGATCAACTACGTCAGCAATACCGGGAACAATTGCTTTAAGTGAAATTGTAGGATCAGCAGCAGCATACATGAGTAGACCTTTAGTAATATTTGATAATTCAACACCTATTCCATAATTAATGTCAGTTCTAATACAATCAATATCAGGTTATAATTCAACAAATGCCACGACATCTTCAGTGACGTGGGATACCGTTCCAACAAGAAGTACAATATTATTTGTGTTGAGTAATGTTACAGTAAGCTCCGTAACAGGATGGACATTATTGGGTTCAAAAACTGGAAGTTGCAATCTATATTGCTTTAAAGCAGATGTTCTTTCTGCAACTATAACAGCTAGCTTGTCTACTTCTGGTTGTGCTTTATTGATTGCTTATGAATTTTATGATTATAATCAACAACTTGATCTTGATCCAACATTTTTTAGTTCTCAAAATGGACAAGGTACTTCAAATGTAATAAACATTCCAAGCGCAACTATGCCAACAGATGGTTCAGTTGCTTTTGTTATAAGTGCATCTGCTACTGACATTGGTACAATTCAAGATTGGACAAATTCATCTTTTAATTTTAAAATACAAGACGATATTCTTGCATTTGGTCAGACATCAACATTGCGAATGTCAATTGGATATCTTGATATCCCTACTCCAATAAGTGCAACAATTCCAACTACCGTAGCTTCTTTTGCAGATATTGGCACATCTAATGATATAGGTGCAATTTCATTTATTTCTTACGGAACAGGTGGGAGAGGATCTACTGCTCCAGTTCCATACTTAGACAACAGGGCAGCTAATTCTTTCTGGTTACAATACAATACATATACCGCATCCGCATCATCTACGTTACATACTGTAAATTTTCCTGCAACAGCCACGTCTGGTAATACCTTAATTCTTGTTGCTTCAAGTGATGCAACTATTTCAATACCGTCTGGATGGACAAGAGACGTTACATTGGTAAATAATTGTGAGACAAGTATATATAGAAAAACATCTGTTGGGACAGAAAATGGTATTACGATTACAATTTCATCTTCTGCACTATGCTGTTTAGCGATATTTGAATTTAGTGGATCATTAACTACAGATGGATCTGCTACGGCTTCTACAGGTTATACTAATAATAGAATTTCAACAGGAACTACCCCAACAACTACTGGTTCTTCAGATTTAGTAATTGCAATGATAGGTATAGACGAATATAATATAGGTTCAAATCCTATCAACCCTATTGTAGCTTGGACAAATGATTTCTACACTAGCGTAGACATAAATTCAAAAGTAAATACTACTGGCTCAATTAGAAATACAGGTTTGGCAATAGCTATGAAAAGAGCCACTTCTACAGGTACATTTACAACATCTGCAATAACAAGTTGTATAAATGCAGGTCCAAATAGCAATAATGGAATGATAATAGCATATAAATAAAACCAACTTTATGTCAGAATTGAAACCGCAAATTATTATTGAAAATTTTAAAGGATGGAACGAAAGTCAGTCACAGGAAGATAAGATTAAAAGAAATTCATTTAAAGATTTATCAACTATACTGATAATACCATGTTACTCAAAGGGAGTTCATCCAAAAGTAGTACAGAATTGGATGAATATAATGCAACCAATGAACCAAAGGTTTTTGAAAATATTTGTCACAGATATGGAAGTAGGTGCTGCATATACTCAAACCATAGAGCAGATATTGAACGATCCAAATTTGTCTAAATTTAAGTACATAGCAACTCTTGAACATGATAATATAGTATCACCGGATTGGCTTCTCCAAATTTATCCAGACATGGACAAGTTTGATGTTATTGGAGGTATATATTATACTAAAGGTCCGGGAGGTGCGCCAATGTGTTATGGTAATCCAAATGTGATGCCTTACAATTTTATACCGTTTGAACCAGAACCTAACTCGGTAACAAAGTGTAATGGACTTGGGATGGGAGCTAACGTATTTAAGTTAGATATATTTAAAAATCCCAAACTGCCAAAACCCTTTTTTGAAACTGTTCAAAAATACACTCCGGGAATAGGAGCACAGGCTTACACTCAAGATTTGAAATTTTATGAGAACGCAGGAAAATTAGGTTACAAGTTTGGATGCACTACGAAGACTCAAGTAGGACATATGGATCTTGAAAGTGGAATAATTTGGTAAAATAATAAACAACCAACAAATGGCAAACAAAAAAGCAAAAAACGCTGAGAAGACGATTGGACTTGATTTAGGATGTGGGCAAAACAAAGTTCAGACAGACTATTTCGAACAGCAAATGCAAGTTAAAGTTGATGAGGTAAAGGGAGTGGACTATGTCAAAGCTGAAGGCGTAGACATCGTACATAATCTGACAAAGTTTCCTTATCCGTTCAAAGACGAAAGTGTGGATTCAATTTATAGCTCTCACTTTGCGGAACATCTGGATGGTTTTGAAAGGGCAAAGTTTATGGATGAATGCTACAGAATTTTGAAGCCGGGAGGTAAAATGAGGCTAATGCATCCTTATTATAAATCAGTTAGGGCGGTACAAGATTTCACACACAAGTTTCCACCAATTAGTGAAAACTCTTACTTGTATTGGGATAAAAGTTGGAGGGAAGCGAACAAGTTAACTCATGGTCACTATGATCTTAAATGTGACTTTCAGTTTAATATATTTTATAGTTGGCAAGATCCAACTTGGGCAAACAAAAGTGAGGAGGTAAGAAATTTTGCTGTGAACCATTATTTTAACGTAGTAGCAGACATGATTGTAGATCTAACAAAAAAATAAATCCAATAACAATGAATATTAATCCAGTACAAATTTGGCATTCAGGTCAAATGAAACAAGCAACAATTTTTAGTCTAAAGATTGTAAATGACAACCTTAATGATAGTGCTCAGTTTTACTATCAACTTATTGAGGATGTAACAAATTTAGAACTTGCCAACGGTAATTTAGGAATTTCTGGTCAGGACTACGCTAACTGGTCTGGATCTAATTCTGCTATTTATTCGTGGGCAGCAGGAATTTTAAATCTAACATTAGTAACCCCTTAAATTTAAATAAATGAACACGGACAAAATCACAACCATTATTGGTGCAATTATCGCCATTTTGGTAGCATTTAATGGTGCTGTTGTTCCTGCTGCTACTGGAGGAACAATCAACTGGGTATCTGTTGGAGTAGCTGTAGCCACTGCAATCTTTGGTTATTTCACCAACAAGTCTAAAAGGTAATGTGATGAGCAATAGTTCAGGAATTGATGGTGTAAAAAACCCTATTATAGATGAAAAAGCTCCTAATTTAGGGCGCGTGAAAAGTCAGGTTAATATCCATCAATACCTGAACACATTGCTCGTTCCACTAGTCGGTTTCTTAATATGGAACAAAGTTTCAGATATAGAGGCAGACATAAAAGCAATTAATGATAGGCTAGAAACACATACACAATTTGAGCAGTCTTTGGATAACAGGGTACAAGCGTTAGAAGATAAAATTAAGGAAAGACCAGAAGTCAAAGACAGGTTGTATCTGGAAGCAATATTGCCGGAAAAAAGGAAGAAATGAGATTGACTTTGTTAATGCTATTGGTTTTTTTATCATGCAATCCAGTCAACAGGGTGCTTAACAGTCCTAAAATGTACAGGGAAGTTAGGCAATATGTTATAGCTAATGGAGACTGCATAAATGATACTACTACGCTTGTTAGGGATTCGGTCGTTTATGAGAAGAGTGACTTTATCAAAATACCATGTCCAGATTTCGTTGATAGTTCAGACGGTATAATAGTTAGGGATAGTATTATCATGTTTAAAAAACATATTAAAACTATTACTAGAACTGTTTATGACAGAGGTCGGGAGCTAGCTCTTAAAGATTCTCTAATATCCATATTCAAAGATCTTGACAAAGCGCATCATGAAGATCAGATATTGAGAGAGGAGATAAAGAAATATAAACACAAACTTTTGATGAAAACGTTTTTATTGATAGGAATTGCCTTGGCGTTATCGCTCTGGGTATTTAGAAAGCCAATTTTGATGCTTATAAAATGACCATACAAGAGGTACATAACAGATTTAATCTTGCCGTAAGAAAAGAGCAGGAGGGTTCATTTACGCCTACAGAAGTCAGTAGATTTCTTGATATGGCGCAGATGGAACTATTCAACAGCTTATATGGCAACGTCAGATCATTTGATCCTGTTTCTCAGAGAGCTGCTGTAGGATATGGCGCAAGCCAAAGGATTAACGATGCCTTATCTCCATTCAAGTCTAAATATACATTCACAACATCAACAACAGCGTCTGGAATAGTTACATTGCCTTCAAACTATATGTTTCTTATTTCTTTGACCACTACACAATACAATTCGACTCTTGGAAGAAATATAAATTATGGTGTGTCGGTTGTAAACGAAGAAGAGCTTCAAAGCAGACTTGAGTCACAGGTTGTTCCGGTAGCTCTTACTGGTCCAATTGCTGTAATTAATTCTGGGAAGCAAATTCAACTTTTCCCAGATACTGCTCAAAATGGATTTGTGTTTTACTTTAGAAGACCTCTTGCACCAATATATAATTACACACAATCTGGGAGGACTATTACATACAATCCTACTGGCTCACAGGATCTGGAGTGGGGTGAGCAAGATATTAATAACATTCTGGTTAAGGCACTTTCATATGCTGGTGTCAGCATGTCCAGTAATGATATTGTAGCATATTCTTCACAAAAAGACAAGGAGGTAGAATAAAATGACTACAATTTTTCAAATAAGTGAACAGATTCAAAGAATGCTTGGTCAGAACATTGGAGCATCTGCAAGAGTTCACATTAATGAAATTAAACTTCTTGTATCACAAGTATCCAGTCAGGTTCTTAAAATTGATCACCTAAAGGTCAACATGCCAGAAGGTGACACCATACCTAACAACTGTGTTATATACACATTTACTAATGTTGCAGTAACAACAAATGGAGGGAAAAGCAAGTCTACACTTCCTTACATACCCATGTCACTTCCACGCAACATGGGTGTTTTTCAAATTATTCCAGTAACCACTGTTTCATCTGTTGATACTATAGGTTGGGAAACACCATTAATTCCTATCCCTGCGTCCATGTACGGTATAGTAAAACCACTTTCTGTTCTTGGTTCAAACGTAGGTTATGAAGTATTTGGATCTGACGTATACTATACTGCTGATATGACAACAAAAAATATCAGCAAAGTAATAATGAGGCTGGTTGGTGTTGCTATAGACGCTATAGATGATTACACGATATTACCGCTTTCAGCAGACGCTCAAGCTCAAGTCATAGAGACTGTGTTTAAGCTTCTTGCAGGAGAAGCACCCAAAGACAGAATAGCCGACTCAAATAACTAAGTATGAAACTTTATTCTCTAGATAACATAGTAAGAGAAACGCTTGCAACAAGGGAATACCCTTTGCATTGGTACTTGAGCTTTATGGTTCATGCTATCAAGTGCGTTCGGGAGATGAATATGGATGTAATGCAAAATGTATCTTCTGTGAGATTACCTGTCAATTCTTATGGAGCGGTTACATTACCGGGCGACTATGTAGATTATATACGTGTAGGAATTGAAAAAGGTCCATACCTACAACCACTTCAACCTAAAGAGACATACAACAGACTAAACAATTTTGATAGTTCAGGTAATAAGATCCCATATGATGACGCGACCGTTTATAACAATTCGTTGCCTTTCGACCGGGAGCTATTCTGGTATTCTAACGCTTTTAATGACAAGGGAGAATTTCGGGGACGTGTATTCAATAATACACCAGCTTATCGAAATTCATTCATTGTCATCAGGGAGCGTTGCGAAATACAATTAGATCCAAACATTGATGTGGATGAAATTACAATGGACTACATTACTGATGGACTATCATGTGGCGCAGATACTTGTGTTCATCCTTATTCAGCAATGGCTATTGAGTCTTTTATTATTTGGCAGATGAAGGATCATAGTAGAGCATATAACAGGCAGGAATCAGAGCTGGCTAAACAAGAGTTTGTTCGCCAGTACGATATACTTCAGGGTCGTATGAACCCGATAGACACTAACGATATAATTCGCAGCCTCAGAAGGGGGTATTCTGCAACAATTAAAAACTGATGCCTTACACCAAAAAGATACTTAATGACGGCATGAATACAGATGACGCAGATGTATTAGTTTCAAAAAACGAATACATTGGCGGTCTAAACATATCTATTAACAATCCTACATATGAATCAAGGGGTAGGGCAGGAGAGGTTGCAACTGTATATGGTAACTACCCAGCTACCAATGCGCTAACCATGTCTGGTTCTGATCAGACTATAGGTGCATGTGAGGATTCTTCTGGAGGTCGAGTGATCTGGTTTAATTATAATGCTTCGGGAGCACACGGCATATACTGCTATGTCAAGTCTATAGATAAGACATATAAGGTACTTATGAGTGCTGATGTTTCTGGAGGTCTTGGATTTACTTCATCTGCATTTATTCATTCTAGTGCAGTTATTGGAGACATTCTATACTGGGTTCAGGATGGTCAGCCTCCAAAGAGAATAAACATTATGTCTGGGATGAAAGCGTATGTATCAGATACGTATACATCATCAGCAACTGCTTATGACATAAGCTCACAACTGAATCAGTCTGTAATAACCCTGATCAGGAACCCTCCGATGTATCCACTTACAGTTGCAAAAAATATAGATTCTACTGTACTCAAAGATTTCATAAAGGAATCGGCATTCCAATTTGCATACAGATTCAGGTACGTTGGTGGAGAAACTAGTGTGATATCTACTTGGTCTGCATTGATGAATTATAACTTCAGTGCAGATTCATACAATTACATTACCATTACTATACCTACTACACAAAAGATTCAGCAAGATGTGCAGTATATAGAAGTAATTTGTAAAAACACAATTACCAATATTTCTTCAATCATAAAGACTTATAATAGAGACATAGACTCCGCGTCATTTACTTCTCATAACGCTGGTACGGCAATTAACTTTAGGTTCTACAATGACATAGCTGGAGCAATAATTGATTCTGACACTGCTGTTAAGCAGTTTGATCGGATACCTTTAGAATCTAAAACAATGTGCATAGCCAAAGACAGGCTAATGCTTGGCAATAACATATATGGTTATGATACTCCAACTACTACAAGCCTGTCAACTACTGTTACCATAGTTAGTCCATCTGGATCTGTAACATTCAACTGGTTTAAAGTAGACTTATGGACAGATAGTTCACACACCGTATACAACACAAGATATTATTTGGATCTTACGAGTGCATCGGGAACACCCGGATACTACTCTTATTCTCCATACACTACAAACGGTGGACCTTTCCCTACCAGTGCGATACCATACGCTTCACTTGTTTATGTTGTTTCAGGTCCATCAGCATGGGGTCCGTTAATTAAGCAATGGTACGGGTCGGTTGGGTCATCTCCTGTTAGCTCTGTACCCGGATCTCCGACAATAGCAAATTCTCAGATATTTAAGTCGGCATCCACGTACAAGCTCGGGGTAGTATTCTATGACGAGGCTTACAGAAGGTGTGGGGTTGTATATAATGGTTCAGAGACAGTTATACCGGACAGGACGTATACTACATCTGGCTTTTCTACTTCAATAAACTGGGCATTGACACCGGGAACTGGTGAAGTTCCATCATGGGCAAAGTACTACAACATTGTAATGACCAAGAACTCAAGGACAAACTTTTTTGTTCAGGGTAAAGCTACGGCATTTAGGTATCCTACAAAAGATGTCACAACAGGTTCATATGATATGTCTCCCACAACGATTGGCTCTACATCTTGGGCATTGGCTATTGACATAAGTCCATTGTCAGCTTTGGGGTTGGGATATAACTATCAAGCTGGTGACATATGCAAGATATATCCATCTACAGGGACAGCAACATCACTCAAAGTTAAAGACGTATTTGCAAACTATGTGCTTGTTGACCTTTACAACGTAACTGCTACCGACCTTATATACGAAATATATTCTCCAAAACTTTCAGAATCTACAGATATATTTTATCAGCTAGGATCAATGTACTCTATTACAAGTGGCGATTATTCTGTTCTTTCTGGCAACATAAATGGAGATTGTTACTGTTTGCAGAGAACAGGTCCGTACTACGTTGAGGCGATGTCTCCACTGGATAAATATTGGATAAACTGGAACAATATAGGATCTTCTGCAAACACTCAAATCTATAACAAGATTACTCGTAAGAAAACTGAAATTGCATATTCTAACGTATACAATATTGGAACAGGATATAACGGAATGTCTGAATTTGATCCTTCATCATTCAAACAGCTTCCCATTGAGATGTCATGCATTTCAAGGTTGATTAGGGCATCTAAGGTTCAGGAGCAGGGAACTATTGTTCTTGGTATCGGTGAAACAGACACGGTTAGTTTATACTTGGAGGAGCTTCATTGGTTTGACAATAATGGCAACGCAACAGCTTCGCTTACATCAGAATTTATTGGTCAAATAAATCCTTTGAAGGGTGGGTATGGAACTAAGTTTCCAGAATCGGCTTATCAATGGGAGGGTTTAGTCACATATTTTGATCATATAAAATCTTGTTGGGTTAGATATGATACAGAAGGTCTAAATCCGATATCTGAGATTGGTAAAATGCACGGATATTTTATCGGATTATCAAAAGATGCAGAATATCAATTGAACAATAGATCAACATATATATCGTCAAAACCATTTAGAATTTTAGGAGGTTACGATCCTACCAACAGAAACTTTCTGCTTAGTGTTTCAAAATCTTCCTTTATTTCAAATGGAGATGAATTTACTTATAGTCCAATTTCCAATACAAATAGCAATGTAACAACTTCCTTGACGAGTGGAATATATAAAGGTAGTTTGACATACTCTTTCAAACATTTTAGGGCATATCGAATTACTACTACAGCTACAGTAAAAGATCCTGCAACAGGAACTGTATTAACGGGTATATTCTATCCTAATGCTGGAACAACATCATTGGATATTATTACCGCATCTGCTTCTACGGTTTCTTGTGTTGTGGAGGAATTTGTCATGTCAATTACAAAACCTTATAACAGTCAATCTGCTGTATGGGTTTGGGATAATGACCTTAACAAATTTATCACTCAGTATAGTTTTCAACCTGAATGGTTGACTACCATCGATAATAGACCAGTAAGTTTCAACTCTGGCTTGATGTATATCCATTCGCAAGATGCACCAAATCTCAGGTTCTACGGAACTTATCATGATGCGTCCAGTGCATTCGTACATGGCGATGATGGTGGTTCTGTAAAACGATATAGGACTTTATCTGTCGAAGGTGATAAGCCAGACTGGGTTTTTGTCAAAACTTTAAACCCCAATAGTCAAGAAACAAGCATGAATCAATTTCTTAACTGGGAGGGGAAAATATATACTGAAATACTTAGAGATCGCAATTCGCCAAACACTTCGGGAGACTTTGATTTTAGAGGTGCATTTGGCGATGAAATAAGTGGCGATTCAGCCAAATTTCAAGTGGTCTTTTTGCAGCCTTCTGATGAGAAAGTAATCAAATTTGTAGACATAAACTGGTCCCCCAGTAGGGGTCAAAGAGTATGAGTTTAGATCCAATTTCAGCCGGACTGGGCATTGCCTCATCGCTGGCACAAGGTATCGGTGGTCTCGTAATGGCTGGTAAAATGAGGAAAGAAGCCTCTAAAATTAACCCCATTTATGAACAATTTCAGAAATCACCATATGCCAAACAAATGCTTGGCATGGCGCAGAACAATCTGTATGCTAACTCTCCTTATCGGTCTGCCGGATACGATCGGATGGCTCGGGGTAACGCAGCTCGTTATAAACTGTTAGGTTCTTTATCTCCCGATCAGCAGCTACAGGGTTTGAACAACATGCAGGACAAAGACAACGAATCTTTATTTGCTCAAGGAGCGCAAGACGCAAACGACTTTACTCAAAGACGTTCAGAAGTGTACAATGCGTTGAATGCAAATACAGCAGAGAACGACAAGGCATATAACAACATGTTTCAAAAGTATCAGATGGACATGGATCGTAAAATGTCTCTTCAAAATGCAGCTCGTCAAACTACTATGGGTGCATTTGGTGCATTCGGTAATGCAGCGTCTTCTGCTATGTATATGAATAAATTGGGCATGTTTGGGCAAAAATCAGGTTCTGTTGATCAACCGGGATCCGGTGGGGACACTCCACCGTGGAACATGTCATGGCTTCATCCCACCTCCCCATCCACTGGCTTGGCGAGTTCGGTAGCAGGACTCGAAAACAAGATGGACACGTCATTGCTTCGGAGAAGACCTTGGTAGGCATAAAAGATGCAATTAAATCATTTTTATAAACTTCACTAAGGACCGTAAAACTAAATAATGGTACAAGCAGAAGCTATATTACCTCAACAGAATTCATTTACACAAGTTGCTGCACAACTTGCTGAACAAAAAAGAATAGATGATTATCATAGCTCAATGCTAAAGCATGAAGATGACATGCGTAAAAATGGAATACTTCAGCAAATAAATCCAGCTACGTTATCAAAAGAGTTTGACCCTTACGTTGTTAATGAATCATTATCAGGTATTCAAAAATCCGTATCAGATTATATTCTAAAAAATCCCAAGGCAAGTTCAAATGAACTTGAACAATTTGTAAATCAGGCGTTGACTCAAACAGCTTTATGGTCAAATAAAGTAAAAATAGTTCGTTCAGATTTAGATAAGCATTTTACCATGATGGGTAAAATACCCGGATGGGACAAGGAAACTTTATATGCTGCCGCTCTTCATAATGCTTTATACAATTCAGATGGAACTTTAAAAAATGCGAGTGATATAAATACAAATATAAATTGGGGTGATGCGACCTTGAAATCAAGTCCGGAAAACTTTGTGGATATACCGGAAGCAATGAATGGTTTTAGAGCAGCATTGAAGGATGAACCATACAAGAAAATAGCTTTTGTAAAAAAAATTGAAAAAAATAGGCATTTAGTTTCAGAAGATCATGAGTTTGAAATAAAAAACTATCAAAAAATTGATGACGATCCTAAATCTCCCACATACGGGAAAGCAATAACCAATATAACTCCAGAGATTTATAATCAATATATTCCTGAAGGTAGTCCTGTAGATGCGGCATTCAATGCAAGAGCAAAACAAATGCTTATATCAAATAAAGTTGATCCTAATGACAAATCTGCATTTTTGAAGGCAAAATTTACCATTCTTAATGATGAATTTAATAATGCTGACTATTCAAAACAAACCAATAAAACTAATGATATAACAAAAGTTGCCCCAACATACAATTATAATCAACAAATTTCAGAAGATATATATGGTAAGGCAAAAGGTCAAGCTATTGCAGGATCACCTATCGGAAGTTTGGATGGACGGGTAATAAATTTGATTCATAATAAATTAAAAGATCTTACTGGAAAGTCAAATGTAAAATTGAATAATTATAAAGTTCAAATTGCTGATGATAAAATTGGTGTTTACAAGAACGATGGAACTGATACAGGAATAAGATTAGATGAAAGTGAAGTAAATATTCCGTTGAATTTTGGTAAAGCAAAAACAACCGAAATAAATAAAGCAAAACAAAAAATAAAAATCCCCGGTTACCAACAACCGAAATAAAAAAAATAATACAAAAAATAAAAATCCCCGGTTACAAATGATTGGTGAAGACGATAAAATAAAATCAATTTGGGAAGCAACCAGTAATACTTTTGACTTAGGTTCATTAGATAGTTTTAGAAAAAATCTTGCAGATCCAATAGTAAGAAAAAATTTTTGGACGGCTGCTTCTAAGGAATTTGATCTTGGAGATTATTCAACATTTGAATCAAAAATATTACCTGCACCAGAAACGGGCGGGATAAAAAAAAATACGGACGATTATAGCCTCAATAATATATATTCTGGCAATCAAACTGCTCAATCTTTCGGGCAAAATGATCAACAAGCAGTACAAAGTAATGTTGAAGAAGAACCCAAAGCGAAACCGTTAAATGGTCCTTACTTACCTCAAAATCCTCAAAAATCTGGTCCAAGCTGGGGAAATGATAATTTAATATTCAATAATACTAAGCCGAAAAAGCCGTACAATGAAAATATAGATCCATACGATCAACTTGATGCTTATAATAAATCTAAATCAATTAAACAGGCAAATCCTATTTCTACTCCATTAGGAACTGTACCGGGAATTGATTCTAAAAAGGATGATCAAGACCGGATATTAAAGGAGACTACAGGATTTGATCCTAATTTTTTTGATGAGCATCCTTGGTTTAATTTAACTAAAAATAATTCTAGTAATAGTCTACACGCGATTCAAAAACTATATTTTGAAGATCGACCTAAAGCACAACAAATACTTGATGAAGGCGATATTTTATATATAGCTAAACAAAACGGTATACAAAAAGATGTTGCTAAATATCTTCAGGTTCCGGTAGATAATGATGGTAATGTTAATCCAGAATCCCTTGGTAATAATTATTGGACTGTTAGGGGTTTGCTTGACGGGAAAGGACTTACCAAAGATGTAGATCGAAAATTATCATCAGTATTTGATAATGCTTTAAAATCTACAAATCCATACATAAAGGATGAATGGAATGCTGGTTACGGTAAAAAACTTGGTCTTGATAACATAAATCAGTATGCTGCGTTAAGGAATATACAAATCACAAACCCAGAAGAATATAAAAGGTTACTCAAAGCCTTAAGTACTAAAGGAGATGTAACTCCTTCTGAAATACTTTCCAAGATTCAATTTCAAGATCTCCCTCAATCATTTTCTCTTACTGGTCCAGCGAATATTGGCATAACAACTGCTTTAGATCGTCAAACTGGAGTTCAAAAAACACTGGATGATTTGCAAAAAAAGGGGAAAGCATCAGTAATTAATGATGCCAATAGGGTTATAAATTTAGTTGCTCAAAATGATCCAACTAGAAAGAATCCATCTACAGACGTAATAATTTCACAATACGAAGACTTAATCAAACAAACTGAAAATTCTGGTGATAAATATTCATTGATTAATGGATATAATATAAATAAAGCAATAAAAGAGTATACAGGTAGTCACGACTATGTATCAGACTTTGCAAATAAAATTTTAGATGTTGTCAAGAATGGCTATTCCGGAATATTAGAATTAGGTGGAACGTCTTCTGAATCAGGAAATATTGGAAAGTCGTACAGAGAATATGCAAATGAAGCTCCTATTGAAGATAGGGGTGAAGGCATGACTATAAGACCAAACGGAGAACTATCTAGAATATGGTTGTCAATAAATAAATCTAATGTTTCTGATGCAGAAAAGAATAAAAGATATATCAAAGCTGCTTTAGAACATCCCAAAGATTTGATCGAGGCAAACGCAACAGATGACAGAAACGACAAACTTACTTTTCGAAATTTGTTGTATAATGGCGCATCAATGGTTGCAGATGTTGTTGGTTACGGTTTGGGAGCAGCTACGATGGGAGGTACACCAGTTTCATTGGCACTAAGTATAGGATTAGATACACAACAAAAAGTATATTCTCAATTATTGGCATCAGGAGATCCAGATGCGTTAAAAAAATCAAGATCTTATGGTGTTGCTGCTGGTGCAGTAGCATTGGCAGGTGGAGGAGCATTATCAAAATATATCCCGGGATCAGAATCTGCAAAGATTGTTAATGGTTTATCTGAAAATTTAATTGATAATATAGCTGCTGGAAGAAGTAGGGCACAGATGGGTATAATTGATGCTGCAAAAAATGTTGGCAAAGAAGCAGCTACAATGGGTGGCGTATTTGGTGGAGGACAAACCTTTGCAAATGCAATCGCTGATAAATTCAATAACGAAGAAGTAGATTGGAATCATGTAACTGAAAACGCAGTTGCATCTACTGCACATATGATTGGTTCAAGCTGGATGTTTCTTTTAAAGACTGCTGGGACTTCTTTGTATAAAAGGGGAATTGAGCCAGCCGAAAGGGAATCATTATACTTTATGGCAAAGAATCCTGAGTACTCTAAATACGTACTTAAGGAATCATTGAATAATGGAACAATCGATCAAAGGCATTATGACATAGTAAACGCTTCCATTGATAAAATAGTTGAATTAAAATCTAAAATTCCTTATTACAATGAAAGTGATAATGGTAAGCTGACGGAAGAAGATAGATCAAAATTATTAACAAACTTATTCATAAAAGAAAATGCCAAAGAAAGAATAAAGTTTGCAACGCCTGATCAGGAAGCCAATTTAAAGTCCGTTGTCGATAAAATGGACTACAAGAACTCTAGAATAATAAATAGGTCTAGACAAGATAATCCTGAATCAGTAAGAAGGCAGCAAAAAGTTGAAGATGAAAGAAATAGCCATCTTGAAGAAAATGAAAAAGATGCTGAAAATCAAAGAGTACAATGGAGATCAATTGAATCATCATATGAAACCCCAGTGGATTTCTTACAAAATGTAAGACAAAAACTTACTAATGGCGAAGAAGTGTCAGATGGAGAAAAAAATCTTTTTGATGTTTTAAATAGTGCTGATAGTGCTCCAGAAAGTTGGAAAGATATACACGACACAATTGACAATTTTGAAAATGAATATAAAGATCATATCAATAGCATGTATGATCGTGTGGCAAGTTATGAACAAAAAAGATCTGAGGGTCATATATTTTTAACTCCAAGTGGAGCAAGAGCATTAGACTTAGCAAATACAGGAAGATTAAATATACCTGCTTTACATAAGGCAGCATTAGAAAATGGCATTGATACAAATCTCAAACCAGCAGAAATATTAAATAAATTAGAAGATCTATCTTTTAAAGCTGAGGTAATGGGACGTGACAAAGGTCCATCTCTTAAAAGCATAGATGAACTACAATCACGAAATGATTGGGCAATTCTTTCATCTAATGAAAGTTCTAATAAAGATTTTAAAAAATCACTTGTTGATATTTATGGCGAAGACAATGTACATGAAATAAGCCGTTCTGGTGAAAAGTCATATTTAGTTACTGGAATAGAAAAAGATGAAGCAGACTATTTTTCAAAAGTAAACAATCAGCCTACATATATTAATTCTGAGGGTAAAGTACATGTAGATGGATCGGGTATAGAAAAAATGAGGGGCGATATATTGACTGGAGATGAAGCAGTCAATAGTGGGAAACATTATGAGTCAGAAAAATTTGGTGATTTTCATCCAGATATAGAAGAAGGTGTAAAAACCTCAAGAACTGTTGAAGATTCTGCAAAATCATTTGATGAACAAGTTGAACTGCCAACTAACGAGCATTATGATTTGACAAAAAAATTGGCTCGTCAACTATATGGGGTTTGGTCTCCCATGATTCCACACTTGGAAGTGGTTATTGACGATTACAATAATAAAATAAAACAAGCTTTTGATGATGGTAAATTATCTGATTTAGATTATCAAATAGCTAAAAGGGCAAACGGTTGGTATGATGATGTAAGGGATATTGTATATCTTAATCCTTCTTCAGTTAAAGCGGATACTGCATTACACGAATTTGGACATCTTTATTGGAAAATGATGAAAAATCATAATCCAGAATTGCATGCCCGTGCGATGAAATATGCTGATGATCATTTTGAAGAATATGGTGGATTTGGACTTGGATCTGCATATTCTAAACTTTCATATGATAATAAGGCAGAAGAGTGGATGGTCAAACAAATTGGGAAAGCTGCCTCAGAGATTAATCTATCAAGCAAGAGCGCACGATCATTATGGAATGATTTCTGGAATTCTGTAAAATCTTTACTAGGTTTTAAAAATGACGAGATCAGTAATCAAGATTTAGCAAACATGCCATTGGATAAGTTTGTTGTAACCTTGGCTAAGGATTTGTTGAAAGGAGGGAAAAATGTTTCAGGTGATGCAGTAGAAGGAAATTCTGGATTCAAAGCTCAAATTGAAGCTGAAGATGCACTTAGAGATGATAGAAAACAAAAAGCGAAAGTACTTACAATTGCTCAAACAGTTGAATCTTGGGCAAAATCTAAACTATCTCCTGAATCTAGTGCAGAAGATAGAATACAGAGGTTCTACGATGATGCAATTCAGGAATTAAGATATTTTTTAGGTGAGCATGATTTTGATAGTGGATTAGATTGGTATACTAAAAAGGTAGATGAATATAGAGCTAAACTTCATGATGCATCTAGAATAGCAATTGAGAAAGGTGAAATGCCTAAAGAAAATGATCTGCGCGATGAGAACAACATGAAATTGTTTGCTGCTGTTCTTTCGCTATCTTCTCTTGGTGTTAATCCTAAAGAAAACGTACCTGCTGCTTTTAATATTTGGAAAGAATTTGACAGAAAAAATGGTGTTTTTGTAAAGTACCAGCCGGGACAAGTTTCAATTAGAACTAACGTAAAAAACTCTACTGGATATGATGCTCCAAGTGGGGCAATAGATCGTGAAACATCAAATGCAATATTTCTTAAAAATAAATATGGGAAAGAAATTAAAGTATTAAAAAAAGATATTGCAGAACAATTTGAAGTTGTATACAAAAACAAAGAAGGTGAAGAAGTTACTAAAAGTTTTAGATTAGTAAAGAAAAATCCAACAAACACAATTTACAGATCTGGAAAAAGTGTATTTAAAATTAACCATGATAAAATAATTTCAGAAGAACAAACAGATACTGGAGTATTAGGTAAGGGTTGGACTACAAGAGGAAATATTGTTGAAGTTAATCTTAGTAGGCTTGAGAAAGTAATTCAAGCTCAGGGTAGTATTGAAAATACAATAAAATGGTTAGATAGTAAACATTCTATTGTAGATCTGCGTAATTATAATCCAAGTGTACCTGATGTTCTTGGAGGGAAGGGTAAAATAAATCCTATAGGCGAAAGAACTGGTGCGTTTATTTTGGGTGAAAAACTAGGATCATTTTATCAAAATGTTACAGGTGTCCCATCTGAACTAACAATGGATTTATGGTGGAGTAGGACTTGGAATAGAATGATGGGAACTTTGATTACTGAAGGGAAAAAAGGTAAATTAGTTATACAAGAAACCCCAAGAACTGATATTGAGCGCAATATTATGCGTGAGGCTGCAAATAGAGTGGCTAAAGATCTGGGACTACAGGTACATGAATTACAGGCTACTTTGTGGTATATGGAGCAGCAGCTCTATAAAAATATGGGTGCTTCTGTTGAAAGTTATTCTTTTGTTGATGGTGTTAACAAAATATTGAAAGGTTATGGAAAATCAAAATCAGATGTTCAGCCAGAAAGATATGGCATTGATCGTTCAGAAGTTGATCAAAGAAGGCAGGATGCCGCAGCAAGAGCATATAATAAAATCTATGGAGAAAAATCTACCACAGGTGAAGGAAATACTGGTGAAGAAAGAAGTGAAGGATCAGGCTCAAAATTCCAAGCAGACGATACGGAAATAGTAGATGGATTCTATTCCCCAATAGAAGATCGTATCAATACTTTCAAACAATCCAAAGGTTCTGTTCAGAAGTGGAAAGATATTGTTGGTGTAAAGTCTGATGAAGCTGTGTTTTCTGGATTAGCTGACTGGCTCGGGGGTATGAAACCTGATCAGCAATTATCCAAAGAAGATGTCCTCCAGTTCATGAAGGATAACAGGATTGAGATTAAGGAGATAAAAAAAGAAGCTGGCGTGCCTTTAAACCCTAATGAATGGAAGCTATCTGGTAGTGGTATTTATAAAAATGGTGGTTGGACAGTAAGAGAAACTGCGTTCAATAATTATATTATTGAAGATCCTAATGGTGACAGGGTAGGTGGAGATGGAACGTGGAGCAGTCTTGAGGGAGCAAAGATGAGAGTGGCGATTGAACATGATTCCTCTAGCTCAGGTACTACTAAATTCTCTCCATACCAACTTCCCGGTGGAGAGAATTATAAGGAGGTGTTAATTACATTGCCTACAGAAAATAAATCTTTAACTGGTGAAAGCAAATT